TTGCTGTTTGGTTTGAGAGCCCGGTTTCGCTTGGTGGTGAGCCGGGCTCTCGGCTTGCTTGTGGGGATTAGTGGCCGTGGCCGTAGCCGTAGCCGTAGCCGTCGCCGTAGCCGTCGCCGTAGCCGGAGCCGGAGCCGTAGCCGGAGCCGGAGCCGTAGCCGGAGCCGGAGCCGTAGCCGGAGCCGGAGCCGTATCCGTCACCGGAGCCGGAGCCGTAGCCGGAGCCGGAGCCGTAGCCGGAGCCGGAGCCGTAGCCGGAGCCGGAGCCGTAGCCGTAGGCGTAGCCGCTCAGGTGGTGCGACGACTCGCCCAGGGATGCCGCGAGCGCGACGCTCATAGCCGCCCATCCCAAGCGTCCGCGTCCACATCGATCGTGAGGACCGTCGTCATCACGTGAGCGCGGATCGTGCCAGCCTTGTCGAGCACCGTCTTGCTCGTCGGGCCGGACACCAACTCGCCCAGCCCCTTGGTGGTGCCCCAGGAGCGGATCACTGAGGCGTCAGTGATGATGACCTGATCGCCGTCAGTGCGGGTGCGGCCAATGACGATCCAGCCGCGCTGCAAGACCACGATTTGGACGGTCGAGGGCCGCTCGTCGGCAGGGACGTACTCAACACCGTCGATAGTGATGCGCTTGGACATGGTTGTCCTCCTAATGGTTGGTTGATGTGGGCTTTGGACTTGTGGTGTGAGACCCAGCCCCGGCATGGAGCACTGCGCGCAGGGGGTGGCGCGGCTCGGACATGCCGGGACCGGGCGTTACCCCGACCCGTGAGGGGGTAGGTCGGGGCAGTCGGGGGGAGTCGTCCTGACCTCGGTCTCCTTGAAGCCTGCGGGCCGTTCGCGCCCATCAAGGAGCACCCATATCGGCCAGTTGTTGAGATCGGCGGCGTTGGTCGGGGGCACGATCTGGCCGTGCTGACCCTCGTAGGGCTCGCCCGAGACGACGACGCGGGTGCCGTAGGGAAGGCTCACGACGCACCGCCCTCGGTAGCGCGCCAGGAAGGCACGGCGACACCGCCAGGGCTGCCCCAGATGACCTCACCCGGTGCAGTCTTGGAAGGGCGAGCCACGAGTCCACGCTCAGCTGGGTCGAGACACTGCCCACCGCGCCGGTGCTTCCCGAACGCATAGTCCGACGAGAACAGGCGACGGCATCCAGCGCAGCAGCCGGTGGACTTTCCGTGACGGGTTCGGTGTCCACAGGGGAGCAGGGGGAGGGTCTTGGCGGTCATCGCGCACCGCCCATGTCGGCTGCGTTCACCTGTCCACGGACCCTGGCGGCCCGTCGCTGACGAGTCGGGCGCGCCTTGCTGGATCGGTGTGGCGCCGCAGCCCGGCATGACCGGCACTCAGTCAGGCCATTGGGCCGCGTGTAGATCCCCGTCGCGTCAGCAATCAGGTGACCGTTCGGGCACTCGTCGCCCACCGAGAGTCGCGCCGCGAGCCGGCCGCGCCGGACGTTCTCGGCTGTCGTGACAGCCTCCAAGTGCTCGACCTTGACGCAGTTGCGGACTCGGCACAGGTGGTCGATAACCATGCCCTCAGCGATCGGTCCGTGCACGGCGGCGTAGGCCACTCGGTGGGCAAGTTCGACACGCCCATTCACGCTGATGAGGGCATAGCCTCGGGTGTTCGTGGCGCCGACCCAAACGGTGCACGTCGACGCCATCGCCTTGACGGCGAACGCAGGCGGCAGCGCGATGGTAGTCATGCCGCACCCCGCTTGGCGCGGAACCGCTCGACGGCCTTGGGGTCGAACAGGAACGCCCCACGGATGCCGGGCAGCTTGGTCATGGGAGCCAGTTCGCCGGCTGCCACCCAGCGGCTCACGGTCTTCGTGGATACTCCGGCGAGATCAGCGACCTCAGCCGTAGTAATAGGCGTAACCTTCGACATATGTCGAACCTAAGCCACACGCGCTGGCATGTCAAGCGTTACGCGCAGCGAGTTTCTTCGATCCCTTGCGCGCCCTGGCTTCCTGTCGTACCCGACGACCTACCGATTAAAAGTCGGCACGCGCCACCCCTTGTTGCTCCGGGCTCGCTCCATCAGGGAGAGCAGGTGCAGCTGAAAGCTGACGTACTGGACAGGCCCGACGGCTTGGGCATAGTCCTCTTCGGTCACGCCCTGCTGCTGGAGCCAGTCTCGGAAGTCACGCTGGCACTCGACCCGGTACAGGTTGCTGTGCGCGCCCTGTCCGTAAGGATTGATAGCGAAGTCTGCGCCCCACACCTCCGGCGCGAACCGCTCGCTCAGCATTGGCAGTGCGTCGGCCCAGGCGGCTTCGGCATCAGCCTGCGATCGAGCGGACAGGAATGACGCCACGCGGGCGAGGTCCCACTCCTGCTCGAGTACCGGGGCCTCGCCATCAGGCATCGAGCATCGCCTTCAGGGCTCGGCCAATCGCCTCGGCGAACAGTGGGGGCACGGCGTTGCCGACCTGCGAGCAACGTGCCACGTCGAATCTCCTGCGCGGCCCATTGATCGTGTACCTGCCCTTGAAGCGGAAGTCATCCGGGAACGACTGCAGCCTTGCCATCTCACGCACAGTCACGTTCCGCGGCTCGGCGTAGTGAATGAACTCGTCCGGGTGCGTCGTGATGGTCGAGACCGGGGCTGCGGGGTCAATCAGGACCTTCTTGTCCTTCTTCGTGCCCATCGAGCGGAGGAAGTCCTTCGACAAGCGGCCCTTGGGCTGCGTCGCGTGCGCCTTCTCGTACAGGTCGAGGATCCGCTCGCCGTGCTTGGTGTACCGGTGCGAGTCGGGCACCTGGCCGGCACGAATCCCGCGGCGGAGTTCTGTTGCGTACGCGCCCACCGCGCGCTTGTAGGCCGAGCTCTCGTACTTGGGCGAGTCCGGGCACTCGCGCCGGTCAGCTGGGTTGAGCAGGTCGCCGAGCGCCTCGGCCGCGGTTACCGGGCGATCTGTCGGCAGGCCGTGGGCGAGAAGGTGCTCCTCCTGGACCTTCTCCAGGTGCCGGAAGAAGTCGGACGGCGCGATGCCCAGGTCCTTGCGCACGCCGATGATGACTGCCCGCCGGCGGGTCTGCGGAACGCCGAAGTGACTAGCGTTGGCGATCCCGTAGTCCGCTGTGTAGCCGAGGGACTCGAAGGCGGCCACGACCTCATCGGCAACCGAGCGCATCGACCCCTCACGGGGGCGGGACTTGAACGCACGAGTGATGCCCTCGACGTTCTCGACCAACGCGACCTTGGGCCGCACAGCGTCGACGACCTCCAGCAGCCTGTGCACGAGGTGGTTGCGGTCGTCGGTCCCGTTGCGAGCACCGCCGGCCGAGAAGCCTTGACACGGCGGCCCTCCGGCAACAAGCGTCACCTTCCCGCGCAGCGAGGTCAGTCGCTTGATGTTTTCGGGGTCGGTCAGGAAGGCATCGATGTCGTGCGGTGCCTGCTCAAGCCAAGCGGGCCACTCCTCGTACGCCGGGTAGGGCGCATCGTCAGCGACCAAGTTGCTGCGCAGGGTGTCGAACGCCATGGGGTCCCGCTCGATCGCGAAGACGCCCTTCCAGCCAGCTCGATGGAGCCCGAGAGACAGACCACCGCAGCCTGCGAACAGGTCGATGCTGGTGAGGCTGGTGTCTGACATGCGGCTCCTTAAAAGTCGGCAGCTCTTCCGCTGAGCTACGGGGGCACCGGAAACCTTACCTGGCAACCGCCTCGGCGATCTCGTCGGCTATATCGTCGCTGGCTGCGGCGTAGATCGCGGTCGTGACGGGCGAGGAGTGCCCCATCTGCCGCCCAACGGCCACGAGGTCTCGCGTGGCTTGGTAGGCCAGGGTGCCGTATCGGTGCCTGAGTTGGTGGAACGTCGCGTCGATCCCGGCGCGGTGTATGGCGCGGTTGATGCGGCGTTGCAGGGTGGCGGCGCTCATGGCGTGCTTGGTGCCGGTGACGACGTTGCCGCCCGTGTCGGGGAGGATCTGGTCGATGAGGACGGCGCCGAGAGCTACGAGCCGGGACTTGCCGCCTTTGCCGTGGAGGATGCGGGCGCGGCGAGCCTCTAGGTCGACGTCGTGCCAGTGGAGGGCGGCGACTTCGGAGACGCG